GAAGATATCCTTAGTACCATCTTGTCCATCGATTTCACCACGCATATATGCAACTACAAACGATAGGTAGTTGATTGCATCAAGTGCAGAATCCTCAACAGATTCGAAGTTTGCTTTACCGCCTGCTTCCATTGTTTCAAGAACAGAAACCATACGTAGAAGTTTACCATTCACGGTGTCAAGAATAGTATGAACACCACGAGGGTAGTGATCCACCTGACGAACGCGACTCAAAGGATTTTGATAATCCTGGCCTTTCTTTTCTTGAATAGCAGCTGCCTCAAGAAGTACGTTTGCAGAGTAACGAGTAAATTGTTTATCAGTCATTTAAAATGTCCTAGAGTTTCAGAGTTAGAGAAGTTGCGCATAATTTCTGCGAGCTTTGGATGTTTTACTTTTTTAAGAATTTCCATTTGATCAATTGGCCAGCATGCCATGTTTCGTCCATCATCCATAATCATACCAAATACACTTCTACGATTAGTGCATTCATATATGATTATTATATCACTAAGACTATATTCTATGAAAATTAATCTATCAACATATAAGCATTTCTTTAGGTTGTTCTCATTTGCTTTATTGACAGTGAACGCATTAGAACCGCGTAAGCGGCTCTGTGTTTTTATTTCTACTTGAAGTCCATCTGCTTGTACGAGATCTTTATCGCCATCATATTTCCAGTCAGAAAGCAATCCACCAAAGATAGCTTGGTAATAAATCTCACCAATAGTTCCAAGAGTTTCTTGATTAGTCATGGTTTATTATATCACAAAGACGAATTAATGTACACTAAACATTTCTATATGCAAATTCTATAGCTCTGGAGGCTTCAACATTAAGAGGGCGCTTAGAATAGCGATTACTAGTGTCACGATCCAAATTGCGAACGATGTCAACGATTTCATATTCTGTTATAGGGTATTTGCGTTTAATAGCACTGCATGCAATGCTAGTCATTATTTTGTAGATCATAGAATATCTTCCAGATCCATCAATTCTTGAAATAGTCTTGTAGTCATTAATGAGACTTTTACTTAAGAATGGGCAATCATTATACGATGTCCATTCAAATTCTTTTTTATCTTCGGAAAGCTTTTGTTGACGATGCTTAATAATTTCTTTCTGCATACTTTCCGGCAGTCTATCCATGAATGAATTAGACGTACTTGGTGCAGTAAATGCATGCTTAGTTAAAAGAACATCAACGTCAAGGAAGCTATCAGCACGATGAGTGAAGATAAAATTATGAGCATTAGGATATATCGCAGGTACGTAATACATTCGAGATAAGTCCTTAGTCTGGGTATCTCCCACCATGCCAAATTCTGTGTTGAGTGCATACCAAAAATGCTTGATTTCTTCACTTCTAACAGTTCTTGTAAGTGGGAATACGAGACGGAACTTTGGCGTAATCCGAGTACTACTAGCAGTAGAATAACAAACGTAATAAATGTTTGGATATAATTTAGCCAATGCATTTTCAAGATCTCCATCATAAGTGGCGTTATCAACATCAAGAGCAGCCCAAGCAGCCCATTCAATTACGTTTGCGTTTGCTCTAGTAGTATCTGGCTTATAAACAGCCGGCGATATAAGAGGTGATGCATGTTTTACAAACTCACCGCGCTTAGCCTTATATCCTTTAATCGTGGAAAGATAGTACAGCGACTTCTCAAACTTTTCAAAGGTTTCAAAATCAATGCGAGTATCCGTCTTATTATCAAAGATTGACTTAAACACGGTGAGCGAAAACATTACTTTTGTACCTTACTTAGCAGTCCAACATTATCTGCATGACTTGGTGCAATCCATCCTTCGGGCTTAATCAAGTCAGGCAATCCTAGAGGATTAGGACGACTTGCTTTGATACCAACTTCTTTTGTCATGTTTGATTCTAGTACACGATCCCATGCGGTATGTGCATCAACATCTAGTGCATCAAGAGTTCCAATAGCTACCACGCAAAGATCGATCAATGCGTCAACGGTGTCATCGCCATTGTTTGATACGATCATTTCATCTAGTTCTTCTTGCAAAAACTTAATACGAAACTGAATAAACGCCATAAGTTTTGCTTTGTCTAATCCACGAATCACTTGATTAACACCGAATTTTGCATGCATATCCTGCATGTCTTTTACCCAATTAGTACTCATATATTCTCCTATAACAATTATAACACATTACCATTAAAATGTAAACCCTTCACCGGCACTTTTCATCCTTTTGCCAAATGAAGTCTTATCAAATGCTGGTCCATCATCTTGACCGGCATCTGAAATATTCTTTTGTGCAGATTCCTCAACATCATATAGTTTCATTCTAGATCTATCGACACCAATAACAAATCGTTTATAATAGTTAACATCATTGTAACGATTCTTAAGTTGCTTAACCATGATCTGATTAAGATTTTCAAGTTCTTCTGTGGAGATCAATGCAAACATAAGATCGGTTGTTGCTGGAAGACCAAATGATTCAGAAGTATCTTCAAGTCCAACGTCAGTATTGCCAAAGCCGCCACGAGTAGTTTGTGTTGCACTTATGATTGGCACATTATACTCAACTGCAAGACCACGAAGTTCTTCGGCAATTGACTTTACAAATGTATATGAATTAACACCGGCACCAGCTTTCATACGAGCAGAAGAACAAATATTTAAATAATCAATGATGATTAAGTCTGGTGTAAAGTTGCGTTTCATCTTTAACTCTTCAAGCAATGCTTTAAAGTGGCCAGAGTGTGCGGCTGCTGTAGGGTATTCCTTAACAATTAATTTGCCAGCAGTTTTCTTGATTAGTTTACCTAGACGTGTTTCATAGATGTCCTTAGTAACTTTACTAAGTTCTTCCATTGTCATGTTCAATAAATTAGCATCAATACGTTCTGCAATACGTTCTTCTGCCATTTCCATTGTAATGTACAGAACGTTCTTACCTTGCATTAAGGCAGCAGCAGCCATGTGACACATGAACAATGACTTACCCACACCAGTTCCAGCAAGTATAACATTAAGAGTTTTCTTGGATAGACCACCTTTTGTTATCTTATTGAATAGATCTAGATCAAACTCAAGCTTTTCTTCTTTGCGATTATAGAAGTCATATCGTTCCTCAAAGTCTTCAAGGTAATCATGGCCTACAGATGAATCAAAGGATACGGCCAATGCATCGGATAGCATTGAAGGAATAGCATCTTCAGTACGAACTTTGTCTTTACCTTCGATGATTTCAAACGAATCGATGATTGCGTTATACACTGCTTGCTTCTTACAGAAGGCTTCAGTATTTTTGTACAACCAATCATCGTTGTCTGTTTTGAATGTAAGTTCGTTGATGTAGGTTTCAACTTGACTTAACTGATCACCGCGAAGATCCTTACGCTTGCCGAGTTGAATTGCAAGGATATCAAGTGATGCTGGCTTGTTATACTGTGTAAAGAAAGAAACTAACTCTTGTGCAACCACTTTCTCAAAGTGATCTGAGAAATACTCAGTCTTTAGGAATGGTACCACCTTTCGGCAATACGCTTCATTGTGCATCAGATTCGATAGAATCGTCTTCTCTATTTTGTTCGCCATCAATAAATCCCATCTTATCGCGCTCTATTCCATAATAGAGTAGTGCTGTTATAAAATCACCAAGTTCTTTTTCAAAGACTTCTTTGTCGAAGTCTTTTAAATGGTGAGGAACATCATGTAAGTGATATTCAAATGCAATAGTGAGAGTATCGTCATTCTCTCTAAACTTAACGTCAGTATATGAGAAGACGATATCCGCAAAATCTCCAGTAGTAAATGCTAATGCATGAAGATCACCTGTTGGAGAACTCTTACCTAAAACTCTATGCGGTCTCAGAGGCGTTGTCTTCTGCATATGTTTCCATTTCTTCTAAAATTTCATGATCGCTAATCATCTCGCCGTGAGAAACTTGATAACGTTCTTTAACCCAGTTTCTAAATGATGCATCCATAAGAATAGAACTCCAGAATTCGCTAGAGTCTGTGTCCTTAATGCGCCATTTTTTATCTTCCATCTCACCAGTCGATTGATCTACTTTTGCATACCAACCATTGCTTGGTTTGATAACGTGCTTAGATTCAAGCGCCATGTCTAGAAGTCCAGACCATTTACTTAGTCCACCTTCAAACTTAACGCAGATTGGAATCTTAGATTTTTCACGAACATAACGAGATTTCTCAACATTAATAATAAAGTTATAACCAATTAGATCAGTGCCGTCTTTTTCTTGTTGACGACCAAGAATAAAGATGTTATCAGCTGATAAATAAATTCCAGTTCCACCAGACACAATTGCCTTAGGATACAATCCCTGTTCCATGTAGATGTGATTAACAGCAACCATTGGAATATCAAGACGATTCAGATAAGGTGTAATCATACGAAAGATTGACTTCATCTGCTTTGCGCGAGACATGTCAGCTACAGACTTTCCTTCTAGAGCATCATCCATTTCTTTCTTAGAAGACATGTTACCAAGGGAGTCTACAACAAAGATAACTCGATCTCCACGATCAAGATTTTCAAGTTGCTTGATAACATCAAATTTAAACTCTTCCATATTCATGATTGGGACATGAAGAATTCTGGATTTGTCAATCTGAAGTGATGTGAAATAAGCATCGGGTGTACCAAACTCACAATCATAAAAGACCATCACTGCATCTGGATACTTGTCCATATAAGACTTAGCCATGATTAAAGAGAACATAGACTTAAAGTGTTTTGAAGGACCACACCATAGTGTGAGACCTGGAACAAATCCACCATCAAGTTCACCCGACAATGCAACGTTCATTGCTGGGATTGAAGTTTGAATCATGTCCTTCTTAGTGAAGAACTTAGACTGAGACAGAATTGCCGAGTCTTTAATTGTAGTATTTTTTTTAATTTTATCTAGTAAGCTCATTGTATTTCCTTAAACGAAGTATGTATTAAATAGCGCTATTACAATTATACCACATATGCTAGTTGATGTACAAACATAAAATGATTAAACTGTATACTACTTATTAAGTAAAAAAGTCTTCAAGTGATGCCTCTTCTTCTGCACGCCATCCAATTGAGTGAATGATTATTTTGGCAGGATCGAGAAAAGCTTTTTCAAATTGTACCGTATTGTCAATAAAGCGATGGAGACCAAACTCAGGAGGCAAAATGCTAGTGAATGCAATAACATCTTCACGCATAGGATTCCTAGGATTAAGATAAATGTACTTAATCTTTTCACCTTCTTTAATAGCCTCATACTTATTTTCCAGCTTATGTAACTTCAACATGTGATTATAAAGTAGTGCTGCTCGTGAATTGATTGGAGTACCCTTCTTATAGATTAGTTTTGGATCGCTGTATTTCTTGAGCGACGATACCCCACGAGGAAACGCCTTCTCTTCAGCAGGTAAGGAATCAAATTTCTTTTGGAATTCTTGAATAAAGCTCTGAGTTTGTACTTCCGTGCCACTAATGAGCACTTGAAACAACTCTTTAAAAGCCTTGCGGCACGTGCTCGGAGTAGACGACTTGATCGCCTCAATACCCATGATCTTAAGTTTTGGTTTTGCATAGCGAACTCCTTCATTATCTAATACATTTAGAATGTATCGTTTCTTTGCAGTCCAAATTGCACGATCAGCGATACTCTCGCGCTTCATAGTGATACGAGGTTTGTAAACATTTAAGTTATCACCGAGTTCACCAAAGCATTTATCGAATACATCAGTTTCGATCTTAGAACAAACACGGCTTAGAAAGTCTACGATCTTATCTTTTGGCATAGAGACTACGCCATCTGCGCCATAAACTTTTTGGACTAGATCATTAAGACTTACATAGATTGAATCAGTATCGATTGCGATAACGTAATCTTTATTAGTCTTAAGCATATCATTCAGATACTTATTAAGATGCTTCTCGCCCCACTTAATAATCATCTGACCAGAGATAGTAACACCTTCTGCAATTTCCATTGTGAAGTAACGGAAGTACTTATTACCAAGAGCACCATAGAGTGAATTCAAAAGAATCTTAATCGCGGTTTGTTGGTTTTCAAAGTGGGCGATATCACGTTCAATGCGATACACTTCTACTTTATCAGTGCGATCACATACTTCAAGTTCCTTCTTGGATTCAATCATCTTCTTCTTGATCACAACCCGTTCATCATACATTTCTTCAATGATCTTTGGCATGAAGCCTTGTTTGTGTTTGGAGAAGTATTGACCAGTTCCAGCCATGCACTTATCTGTTGTATTTTTAA